GCGTCCGGCATTGTGGAGTTACTGATGGCGGTGATGGAAGAAGTTGAGGGTGCGATTGTCTTGGATGGTTTGGATGCGGCGATTATGGGGGTGTGCAGTCGTTTTGGTGAAGACAGTGTGGTGGCTTACGACTACGACAAGGTGATTGAGGTGTTGATGGAGCGCGACGGCATGGCACACGGTGAAGCAATGGAGTTTTTTGATTTTAATATCGGCGGTTTATATGCTGGCCCGCGAAATCCAGTGTTTATCCGCAAATGTTCCACGCTTGAGGAAGAATAATGGCGTTAAGCGAACTACAGCAACAGGCGGTGCAACTGATTGTGCTGGATCGGTGGAATCCGGACAAGTGCGGAGAGAAAGTAGCCAAAACACTGGATGTGAATCGGTCTACGGTGGCTGCATGGCGTAAAAAGCCGGAGTTCAAGGAAGCGTTACAGGAAGAACTGGAGCGAGATCGCAAGAATTTTGATGAGGTGCCGTTGGCCTGGCGAAAGAATCGGGTTTTGGCTCTGGAAGAGATTTACAACAAGATCGACGACAAGCGTGTGGCGCTGAAGTTGAAGGTGTTGAAAGAGATCCGCGAAGAAGTGGGCGATAACCGTTTACAGGTTGAGCATACGGTGGAAGTTAGGCCGTTGAACGCACCTCCAGTGGCTGAGAGCTACGAGGAATGGCTAAAACAGAACGAGCAGATGGTGGAAGCGCAATACACAGTTGAGGAAACAGTGGCATGATACTTGAAGAGCAGACCTATCGGCCAAAAATCTATCCAACCGATAGTCGTGCGCCCAAGATTGTGGATAATTGGGGCGGTCTGCACCGTGAAAACAAAGATTGGCGCACTGTTCCGGTTGAAAAGCCAAAAAAAGTCAAGGTAAAAGCGAAATGAACTGGCAACCGCAACCCGGCCCACAAGAAAAGGCCATACGTGCCAATTTTGTAGATGAAATATTCTACGGAGGCGGTCGAGGCGGTGGTAAGTCGTGGACATTGTGCTACATGTTCCTGATGGGTGTCCAGAAATACGGTGAACACTGGAAGGGCGTGTTGTTTCGGCGAACCTACCCGGAGTTAGACGAAATTGTAGATCAAACGCGCAAAATGTATCGAGATTTCTATCCGGATGCAGAATACAAGGTCGGAACGCATACATGGCAGTTTCCAAACGGAGCTACACTGAAGCTCAGACACATAGAAAACGAGGCCGATGCAGACCATTATCAGGGTATGGCTTTTACTTTTGTTGCTTTTGATGAATTAGGTAGCTGGAGTGACTTAAAAGCCTATCACAAGATCAAGGCGTGTTTGCGTTCCGGCAGTGCCGATGTTCCGGACAAAAAGATTGTCAGTTCCGGTAACCCCGGTGGGCCAAATCACCAGAATATCAAAAAATACTTTATTGACCCTGCGCCCGAAGGCACGGTGATTGAGGGTGAAGACGGTATGAACCGTATGTATATCCGCAGTCTGGTTACAGACAACAAGATTTTGTTAGACCGCGATCCGCACTACATCAACCGTTTGAAAAGTGTAGGCGACGAGCATTTGGTAAAGGCATGGCTGGAAGGCGATTGGGATGCGTTTGTCGGCCAATATTTTACGAACTGGAACGAAAAGAAGATTACGGTTAACTCTTACGAAATACCGGAACATTGGCCGTTGTTTGGCGCTATGGACTACGGTGAAGCTGCACCCACCTCTTTTGGCTTATACACGGTAGACTACGATGGAAACGTCTATCGCATCGCAGAATACTACCAGGACAACGCCAGTGCATCGCAACATGCAGACAACATTTGCAAGATGATTGAGAGTTGTCCGTTTACGGATGGACGCTACCCACAAACCATCTATTGCGATCCTTCGATGTTTACCAAGCGCCGGTTGTCGGCTGCTATTTCTCATTCACCGGCAGATGTGTTTGCAGAGCGCGGATTGTTTTTAACCAGAGCATCTAACGACCGCATCACCGGATGGCGTGTAATTAACGACGCGCTGATTAAAGAGCGCTTTTTCTGTTTTAACGGATGGAACGATGCACTGATGCGAACCATGCCGGCGTTGCCACGAAGCAACAAGAATCCGGAGGATCTGGACACTCATGCAGAAGACCATGCAGCGGATGAATTGCGCTATGCGATGATGCACGTATATCGACCGCACAAGCCGGAAGATGAACAACCGTATGAAGGCACCGGACAAGAAGTTATCGACATGATGGAACAAGGCTGGGGCGTACGCAAAGGGCGTTACGCACTGGCATAACAGGAGAAATTGCTATGAAGGGTTTTAACGGTACACCAACAACGACCAAGCCAAACCGCAGTAAAAAAGGCACTCGCGTAAAAGCGAAACCGGCAGGGTCGGACAACTTGAAGAAGGTCGGCAAAGGCAAATAGTTTGAAACAACGGCAGATCGAATACTGGCGTGGAGCCATAGAAGACGGTCGTAAGTACATGAAGACGCGCCACAAGACGTGGCGTAGACTCTTAAAGACTTACGAGTTGGACTTTGATGTGCCTGGTCTGGACGAGGATAAGATTGTCAAGATTTCTCGCATGTATCCATTGGCGCGTCAGATCATAGCCAGTGTCTCTTTTAACTATCCGCATGTGTTTTTCAAGGTTGAGGAACCGGGTAGAGAGTTTGCTGCGGAGATACTGGAGCGTGTAGCCAATGCTGCGTTAGAGCAGATGGATGCAAAACGCGAAGTGCAACAGGTCATCTTTGATGCGTTGTTCTGTAGTGTGGGTTGGCTAAAATTTGGCTATAACCCACCGGGTGACGACGACATTGTTGCACCATACACGATTAACGATGCTGCTGAAAACGACTTTCCGTATGTGCATCGGGTGTCGCCGTTTAACGTCTACGTCGATCCGTTATGTCCACCGCACAAATTGTCAGGCGCACGGTATATCATCGAAAAGATGATGGTGCCTTTAGAGTTTGTGAAAGAGGACGACCGGTTTGTAAATCGACGGCAGATTGAGGCGATGTCCGATGAAGATCAGGCCGACGCTTTTATCTACGACATGCAAGATGCGGAACACTCTGACGAGTATGACGCGGTGCAGCATTCCAAGCAGGGTCAGATGGTTTGCCTGTATGAAATCCATGACCGCTTGCATAAAAAGCGCATTACGTTTGCCGAAGGAGTTACCGATCCGATTGAAGAAGTCGATCATCCGTTTCTGGCAATGAACCCTATTACCGAAACCGATCCGTTCACCGGCGAAGAACGTATGACCGGTGAGTTTGAACCGGCTGGTGGCTACCTGATGGACGGTGGCTTTCCATACCACGCACTGCGGTTTGACCAGACCGAACGCTCGTTCTATGGCGAACCGCCAATGGCGTATGTCGAGGACACGCAGTCGCTCATTGTTGAGTCCGTATCACGTAGAGCCGATCTGTTAAAACGGTTCCAGCGTGTGGTCTTAGCCTCGCGCCGTGAACGCGAAGCCAACCAGGACATCGGCGACACGTTAGAGGGCGGTCGTGACGGTGAGATCATCTGGGTGGAAGATCCAAGCACTTCGATGCGCGAGATGAACTTTGGCAACCCTCCACCGGATCAGTTGGGTCTGGAGTCGGATGCACAAAGCTATGAAGAACAAAGTCTGAACGTATCGCAGATGGCGATGGGCGGTGGGCCGAAGGTTACGGCTACACAGGCCAGCTTGTCTGCAAGTTTTGCTCAGGTCAACCGCGAGTGGATGCAGTTGCGCGTAGCCGATTGCTACCGTGCTGTTGTTCGCAACTCGCTGCGCATGATGGCCGATGAGCGCTATTTACCCGATGACTTTTTAGTCAACGTAGCCAGAGATACCGAAGATCCGGTATACGAGGCGGTGACTGCTGATCTGTTACGTATTCGTTACAAGATTGACATCGAAGCCGGTAGTATGCAGCCGTTGACCGAACAGTTGGAACGTCAGGATGCACTGCAACTGTTCAACATGACGATTAACTTGCCGGAGATCAACCGCATCGAAGCGATCAAGTCATTGCTTTCATCGTTCCGTGTGCAAGACCCTGACAAATATTTAGGTGATGCAGAAGACGGCGACACGTTGAAAGCGGCACAACTGGAGAACGTAGCCTACTTGATTAACGGTGGCGATCCGGGTGTCACGCCAAACGAGAATCATCAGATGCACATACAGATCCACCAACAGATACAGCAACTTCCACAGTTCCAACAACTATTGCCACAACAACAGCAACAGGTTATGGGCGTGGTGCAAAACCATATACAGCAACATCAGCAAATGCTAAATCAGATGGCGCAAGGTCAAGCACCGCAAGCAGCCGGTGGTGGCAGTAATGCCGGAGTAGCAGAAGGTAACATTTTATCACTCGTACGCAGTCAGGCGCAAGAAGTTAGTCAGGCCGTACAGAACGCACCGGGTCAAGGATAATGTTAGGCGCATTAAAAGATGCTGGCAGAAAACTTAGAGGGGCTTTGCCAAAAGAACAAAAGTCTAAAGGCACAGGTATACATTACAGAGATAAGCCTATTCCTGATTGGCTTACTGAAAACACAGATGAAAGTGCGTTAAAGTATGGAGGACAATTTAGAGAGTTAGTGCCAAATCCTGAGTATGAAGGCATTGAGCGACAGGCTTTTGGACAGTCTGATCCAATTCAAATAGGTGGGATGAGCCGTGTTCAATCAGGAAATCGACTAAGAACAGGAATTTATGATGATTTAAATATAAGAGGCATTGATTTATCTGATGAACAAATACGCGAAGGCGAAGGTGTTTCTCCAGAGGCTTATTATACTGATCCAAAATCAGGCATAACGTATGCTCGTCAAGACACAGCCTCTTTAAAAGAGAGAAACATATTACCAAAAGAAGCCATACCAAGTTCGCCGGAAACTATACAAAAAAACAAAGAATTAATTGCGCGGATACACACCGAACGCGCAATGAAAGAAAGCAATGTTAGACCAGACGATTACTTTCCTGGTGACCAAATGACAGGCAAACAAATATATGATCAAGTTAAAAAACAAGCGTTGGAAAGAATGGCATCTCCAGAATATGATATTTCACAACTAATAAAAGGAATAAAAAAACAAAATCCACGCCAACAATTTTATTCAGATCGAAAAATGTATAAACCACCTACGGGTAAATAATGCTGGTATTTCACGATTACGAATGCGAAGACGGGCATCGTCAGATTGACGTAGCCAACGACTCAAGCAAGGTCAGGCGCACGATTGAATGCGATCAGTGCGACAAACGTGCAGCTATGTTGTTTATCAAGAGCAACTTCATACATAACTCACATTCTGGAATGTATGGAAAGTTTCACGCGGGCTTTGGTCAGGTCGTAGAGTCTTACAGCCACAAACAGGAATTGTTAAAAAAATTCAACGTGACAGAGAGTGCTGACCGTGTGGGCGGTTCAACCTGTCACATAACCTCCGATGTAACGGACTCAAAACCGTCAGACACCCCAACGCCTTCTTTTGGTAACACACCTGAAGAAGCAGTGGCTCTGGCAGAGAAGAGATACAACGAAGGAGAATAGTAAATGTCCGAATCAGTACTAGCTTTGGACTCCGGTGGAGAAGACACGTCACCTTCAGAGGGTTCATCTAACGCAGAGTCAACTGAATCATCACTTGAACTTTTCGCAGATGACACACCCAATGAAGCACAGTCGGAAACATCTGGACACTCTGATGCACAGTCAGATTTTGACCCGGAACGGCACGATTGGTTACGCGGTAACGCAGACGATGTGCCGGAGCAGTATCAGCCGTTAGTTCCGTTGGCAAAAAACATGCAAGCGCAATTCACGCGTACGCAACAGGATCTTGCAGAGCAGCGCCGACAGATCGAAGCACAACAGGGCGAATGGGCCAACAGGGTGCAAACCCTTGTTACACCCCAACAGCAGCAACAAGATCCGGTTGATGCAATGAGAGCCAACCTTACGGAAGATGAAGCTCGCGGTGTAGATGCCGTAGAGCAGATCATTCAACATAGGGTTGGCAATGTAGTAAACGATCTCAACAGTCAGGTGCAGCAGTTACAGCAACAGTTGGCTACGGCCAACAATTACGTGCAGGGTCAGCAGACCGCGTATATCGCCACGCAGGTGGGTGATGCGCGACAAGCGTATGGCAATGATTTAGATGCGTATACCGATCAGATTGTTGCTACGACCAAGATCAATAACCCGACTACGGGTAACCCGTATACGGTTAAAGAGGCGTATGAGCTACACGCAGGTATTACGGCTAACAAAGCAGCCGATTTGCGTAACAGCGATACGTCAGCACGTAAGTCGTCGAAACGTGCAGTGCGTGGAACGCAAGGTGTTGATGCAACGGAAAGTGACGGCCCATTAACAGATTCTGATGTTTTATCAGGGTTATCCAAATTGGGTTTTGAATAAGGAAAAATAGATTATGGCAGCAACATCAACAACAGAAACGTGGGATGCAGCCTGGACGCTAACTATGCGTAGTAAGCGCAAAGAACTTACTGATAACTTCTTTGACGCATACCCAACTTTAGACATGTTCCGCTCCGGTGGAGCATTGGTCACCGACAACGGTGGCAAAGAGATACAGGCAGACATTTTATATGCCGGTAACTCAGCGCAATATTTCTCGGGCTATGACGTGCTAAATACCGATGCGGTCGATGGAATTACAGCCGCGTTCTATCCGTTTAGATACGCCGCAGTGCCTATTACCATCAACTTTACCGAAGAGCAAGAGAACCGCAAGCGCGAAGCAGCGATGTCGCTTTTGGAAGCAAAGACTCGTCAGTCGATGCTTACCTTGCGCGATCAGATTAACTCTTCGCTGTATTCTGCTCAGACCGGTAAAGCTCCGTTAGGTTTCCAAGATATTATTGCTGATGCACCAGCAACGACTCCAACTACGTTGGGTGGTATCACGGTGTCCGGTAATAGCTGGTGGAAAAATAAAGCGAACAACGCTACAGCCGACACTTCGTTTACGACGATTGTTAATACGAACTTTTACGAAGGTATGATTCGTATGTCATCTTTGTGGAACGACGTATCGGAAGGTAACGAACAGCCAACAAATATCTTCACAACGAACAGCATCTATGCTGATTTTGAAGAAATATTTGAAGGCACGGGTTATCAGCGTTTGTCCGGTAAAGATTCACCGGGCGTAGACGGTCGCTTGCCTTCGTTCAGAGGCATTCCGGTGCAGTATGACCGCGATTGCGGAACGGGTCGTATGTATTTCTTGAATACAAATTATCTCAAGTTGCACATGCAAGCTGGAATGAACTTCAGCAAGACTCCGTTTAAAGAAAACGCAAACCAACTCGCGAAGGTCGGATTTATTACTGTTGGTTTGAACCTCGTTACTACAGCAAGACGTCGTCAGGGTGTTATCTACAACTTGAACGATTAATAACTTCCAAGGTTCAAGCCAATGAGCCTTTTGAGCCTAAAGAAAAGGGCAAAGGAGAATAGCAAATGAGTACAATTGAAAACGCCAATTACGGATTAGATCGACTTGGAGGAGATGGCGGTCAAAGCATCTACGAAGAATCGTCTACGCCGAAGCATAGAATTGGTGAAAAGCTAGAGTTATCTGACGGTCGCGTGTTTCGTTATGGATACACTGCCGCAGCGGTAAACGCAGCAGAGTTAGTGTCGCAAGATGTATCTGCTACGGCTTTAGCAGACACTGATAATATTGTTATAGCGGCAAGTGGTGATTTTTCACCAGCAGCCGGATCGTATCAGTTTCAAATAACGCTGGCAAGCATAACAAAAGATCAATATGCTGGCGGTTACTTTCACATAGTGAATGATGGAGGTGACGGCATTGGAGAAGGCATTCAATATCGCATTAAATCCAATAGTGCTACAGGCGCAACAACCGCAGGTAAAGTAGATATTTATCTATATGATCCGATCAAGGTCACATTAACTACTGCATCTGATGTTGCAATAACTGGCAATTTATGGAACAATGTAAGAGGGGCGGTTGGAACGGCAGATTATATCGTTTCGGGTGTAACTCCTATTGCATTTACAGCTAATTATTACGGCTGGTTTCAAACTGCTGGGGTTGCGTTAGTATCAAGCGATGGGGCTGTAGCGATTGGTGCTAATCTTACACTGTCAGACAGTGACGTTGGTCATGTGCAGTTGAAAGATGCAGAAACAGAACCGCTTGTCGGTTTTGCGCTTTTTGCATCAGATGATGACGCGCACGTAGGTGTTTTATTGCAAGGATTGACAGCTTAAGCAGTTCACATTTCGTGCGGCGGTGGGTTTCCACGATGTGATACCTCCAGCCCATCGTCGCACGTTTTAACGAAAGAGATTACAAATGGCAAAACGTATGCCTACAGCAAAAAAAACTGAGCATACCCTGCCGGAACAGTTGGCCGAAGTAGTGCAAGATGCTACACCTGTCGAGCAAGCACCGGCAGCCAGTGTCACGCCAGATCAGATTGCTGACCTCATTTTGAAGGGGTCTGATGAAACGAAAAATGCAATTCGCAAGGCGCTTGACCTGGATAAAACGCACACTCGTCAGCGCAAGTCACCGGTAACCAACAGCCAAGTGCGGAATCATGTTCGTGCTGTTGGAGAAGTAACTCATGCACCAGGATTCGTACCCGATCCACCGTCGCGTATTAAAGATCGTGGAGAGGAAGCCGTACGCATTTGGACAGACCGCTGGTTGGACAACAACGGCGATAACTTGTCCGAATACGATCTTGATCAGATCGCAACTACGGCGCATCAGTAAATGTCAGAAACTTTTGGACAAGTCAACGCGGCCAGTTTCTTTGGAGATTCTGCGTTGATTGGAGCGGTAGAGGCAGACACCGTAAAACTGTCAGATACGTTAACGGTTGCAAGTTTAACGACAACCGAACGCAACGCACTGACCGCAGTAAACGGAATGCTTATCTACAACTCTACGGACAACAAGTTTCAAGGATACGAAAATGGAGCATGGGCTAACTTGATATAGGGTTAGCATGACAAATTTGCAGATTCTTCAGATTGCGCTACGGCGTGTTGGTCTGAATACAGGCAGTACGACATTTAAGGATTCAGCGCGTGACTATTTAAATCTGGTCACTCAGGATATAGCCTCGCGTGAAAAATGGAACTGGTTATTTAAGTCTTCGACGTTTAATACGGTGGCCGGCACTCGTACGTATTCGTTAGCCAGTGACGTAGTGGCTCCGTTGTCGTTTCGCAACACTACTGAAGATCATGTCATTCTTATTATGTCTACGCAAGACATCGATGCGGCTGATCCGGATGCCAGTATAAATGGTGATCCGCGATGGGTAGCTATTGATGGCGTAGACTCCAGTGGTAACATTGAAGTTACGCTGTATCCGGAACCGGACGGCGTAGATACGATTGCGTATCGCTACTACTCCTCCATACCCACTTTTACGTCTTCCAACGACAACGATTCGATCACGCCATATGTAGCGGCGGTTTGTCAACCGGCTTTGATACACGGTATCTCTGCTTTGTATAAACAAGAGAAGGGTGACGATCAGGGTGCAATAGCAGACAAGCAAGAGATGGAGCGCGTAATTGCTATAGCGTCCAGACAAAACATGAACGTGCAGGGTAACCGTTCATACCGTATGCGTAGGTCAGATGAGAGCTACAGCAACAAGTTTTCTTTTACGCCCACTGAAGGATCGTTAAGCTGATGCCGATAACCGCTGAATCGTTACGTCTTGGCCCTTGGAGAAGTGGGGTAAACTACAGTCTTCCGGCTGAAGACATGCCACCTGATGGTATATACGAAATGGAAAACTGCACGGTTGGGTTGGCCGGTGAGGTAGCTAAACGTAACGGGTTTGAAAAGTTTAATAGTTCTGCAATGAACAGCGGTGCTACGGTAACGGCATGTGGTCAGGTTGTATTGGCCGGAACAGAAAAGGTCTTTGCTTTTTGCGGTGATAAATTTTTTGACGTTACGGGTGGAACGGCAACAGATCGAACAGGTAGCGTGACCATAACCGCCGGCAATGACTATACGTGGGATTGGGTATTGGCCGGAAACACATTGATCGCCGTAAACGGTCAGGACACAGACGGCATTAAATGGACGGGTGGATCAGCCAACGCAGCAACGCTTGATGACGACTCAAGGTTTACAAAGGCAAAATGGGTAACCTTTTGGGAAAATCGTGCGTGGGTAGCCAACGTAAACGGAGCCACTGATCGTATCTGGCGTAGCGATGCCGGTGACATCGAAACATGGGGTTCGCTTAGTTTTAACTCTGTAGGTTTTGACATTACCGGCTTACGTCCGTTTCAAAATGTTTTATCCATCCACACAGAGCAGGGTATACATACATTAACGCCAACGGGTAACGCAACAATACCTTTTCAGCAACAACAGCGCACACAACGCGGAACGGTAGCCGGTAAAAGTATTGTTACGGTTCCTGGTGAGCGTCAGTTGTTTGTAAGAGACGATGGCATCTACCAATGGTCAGGCGGTGCAAGCGTAGAGAAGATTTCTTTAGCGCTGGATGACAGATACTGGTCAAACCTAAATGTAGCTCGTCTGCCGTATTCGTTTGCTATGTATTACCCCGCGCAAGAACAGGTCTGGTTTTTCTTGCCGTATGGTGCATCGCAAACAACGATGAACAGCGTGGTGATATACTCTGCAAGACTTAATGCGTGGTTTGGCCCGTATAACGGTTTTGCGCGTGACAGTGCAGCGTTGATCGACGACTTGCCACATGCCGGTGATTTTGCCGGGCGCATCAATAAACACGACAGCGGAACAAACGATGACGGTGCAGCCATACGCGGATCGTTTGAGACAGCGGCCATTGCACCGTTTGGTGATGCCGTAGAATGCCGGTGGCTGTATAACCGTTTGCTATACGATAATGAAGGTTCGCACGACCTTGATATTGCTCAGATCAGTGCTGGTATTGTCAGCAACTTTCAGAGCGTCCAAATGGGTCAGACGGGTGCGTTACTCGACTCTACGTTTGTCTTAGGTACTGCGACGCTGGAGTCTAACGTGTCTGGCCTTACCAGTGACTCTGATTTGTTTGGCTACGATGCAAGAACGCGATTGCGTATTTCTAATTACAACTTAAATGAAACATTCACCATTCGACGTACGAGCCTTCAATACAAGCCTATTGGCAACGTGCGTCAACGTAAAACAGGTGTGGAATAATGACAGCGGTTAATTATCAGCAGATGATGACAGGCGGTAGCCAAAAAAAGAAAAAGAAACAGCCGTTTAATCCGTATGCTGGTGGAAGTAGCACTCCGGCACAACAACCGCAGACGTATGCAAGCAACCAAGCAGCTAACCAACCACCGGGTGTTGGAGGAAACACGGCTGACCCATTAGTTACTGCCATAACTGGAGGTGCTACTGGCGGTGGATTAGGTGTAAACAACCAAGCCGCTAATATGCCACCCGGTGTTGGTGGAAATGTAGATACGTCAACAACTACAACGCCTCCAAGTCGAGGTGCAAATACACCGCCAGCCATGCCACCGCCACCACCTCCACCAGGTAACCTTACGGCAACGACTGTAAACCCGACGAGCGACCCAAGATTTAGTCAACCGCCAGCCACAACAGTCAACCCGACGAGCGACCCTAATTTTGGTAGGCCACCAGCTACAACGGTTAACCCGACAAGCGATCCGAACTTTGGCAAACCGCCAGCTACAACGGTAAACCCAACGAGCGATCCAAACTTTGGTAAACCACCAGCAACAACAGTAAATCCAACAAGTGATCCAAACTTTGGTCAGCCACCGGCAACGACTGTAAACCCGACAAGCGACCCTAATTTCAGTCAGCCACCAGCAACAACAGTAAACCCGACAAGCGATCCAAACTTTGGTAAACCACCAGCAACAACGGTGAATCCAACGAGTGATCCAAATTTTGGTAGAGCGCCGGCTACAACGGTTAACCCGACAAGCGATCCAAACTTTGGCAAAGCTCCAGCAACTACGGTAAATCCAATTAGCGATCCTGGCTTTGTATCTGACTTAGCTACTGGTCAGCCGGTAACAGAGAATCCATTAAGTGATCCGTTAGCTGTTAGAGCAATGGAAGAAGAACGCAGAAGCCAACCGGTTACAGAAAATCCTTTAAGTGACCCATCGTTTGTTCAAGGCTTGGCCGCCGATGCAACTACGCCTACGGTGAATCCGATAAGCGATCCATCGTTTGTTCAAGGTTTAGCTGCTGATGCAACTACGCCTACTGACGCATTAGGTGCCGGTGCGGATATGGCTGCTGCTCAGAATGTGGTAACGCCCGAAGCTGCACCAATGGCTGATACGTTAGAAGGTGCGTTACGTCAGCAATACATGGATCGAATTGGTGGAACAGACGATCCGATTTTAGCATCACAATTAGCCGATCAGCAAATGCGCCAGAACGAAGCGCGTAAGGCTTTGGTCGAGCAGTTGGGTCGATATGGTGTGTTGCGAGGTGGAGGCGATACCGCAGCCGCTTTAGCGAGAATGGGTGAAGGCGATGAGCGTAACCGGTTAGCACTTGAAGCTCAAGCTGCACAACGTAGACAACAGGATTTACGTGATGCTCAAGGCTTTGATTTAGGCCAACGCGGTATGGGTCTGCAAGAAGGTCGTTTCGATCAGGATAGGCTTACGCAAGAACTGGCAAGAGAAGTTACCGAGGCCGGTCAAACCGGTCAGTTTAGAGGCGGTCAGACAATGGCCGGACAACGCCAGGAAGCAGACATCTTTGGCGAAGTAGACGGTAGGCAGACATTGCAGTCAGATATACAGCGAGGCCAGTTAGGATTAGGTGAACGTCAAACCGGCTTACAAGAACGCACCGGTGCAGAGGACATTCGCAGATCAGCAGCGCAACGTGGAGCAATAGCAGGTCAGGAAAGTCGCGCTGAACGTCAGTTAGATTCCGATTTATTTGGTGAGGTGGATGGTCGGCAGACGCTAACGGGTGAAACCACACAAAGCGGATTAGATACCCAAGACTTACAGC